GTTAACGACACCAGTTGTCCTCTATTGAGCAAAATTTCCTAATGATTTTTAGCATCGATGACCTCTCTATTTTCGCACCATCAGTATCTTTACCAGAAGATGCCGTCACTGGTGCGATTTACTTTGTTCAGTCAATTATTGAAGGCGATAGAGGAGCGGATCGACCCCTAGAGATTACCCGTCATCGGGAAAGACCAAGAGTTAATCTAAAATTCCAAAATTTTAGATTAACTTATGTCAGTATAAATACTCCACTTATCAGCAATCCTGCTCCGATAATTAAAGCTAGACTAGGCAATATTACCGATGGATTTAATCGGGCTATCGCTCCTGATAGTTGGCAAATTTTAGGTTCTAACGACTACATAATCGATATAGACGGGCAAATTCACTTATCTACAGCAATTGGTAGATCGTGGGGATATAGTGGCTATCGTGGCTACAGTCGGGAACCATATCCTGAGTTTTCTGAGGCTGATGTAGAGTATTCCAGTGGCATTGATTTTACCCAAGATACCCGACAAACAAAAGAGATAAAAGCGGCTTTTGGTCGTGTTTTAGATTGGGTATGTAATACTGGTTCTTTTAAGGGTGTTTCGTCAGTTGAGTTACCTTTTGAAGAGGCAAAAATCAACTACGGAACTGGTCAACTTGGTACAATTCCTGATGATTTGCTAATGATATTTAAAAAGTATCGCCCAATAAAATTATGAAAGCGATTTTTATCTGTCCACTTCCGCCGACTCTTAATGAACAAATAAGATACGCTCGTGCAAATAAGTTTAAAAGCGCAACTACTAAAAAAGAATGGGATTTTAATATACAAAAACTTATTATAGAACAAGAAATTCCATGTTTTCCTGACAAAGTATGGATGCTTTACGAATGGCGAATTAAAAACTTTGGACGTGACCCTGATAATGTTTGTGGTAGCGCAAAATATGTCAATGATGGGCTAAAAAAAGCGGGGGTTATCGTCAATGACAACTTAAAATATATCTATGGATACGATTCAATATTCACAAAATGGACGAAAGACGAATTAAAGTTAACAATTAGCGATAAACCAATTCTAAACAAAATTTTTATAGAGGATGATAATAGCAATGTCATATCTTAAATTAGACCCGTCTATTGTCTGTGTTTTAATTGTTTTCGCCTGCTTGATTCATTCTTTCTTTACTCCTGAAACTACTGACACCTACGACAATGTTATCGTAGCAATTGTTTCAGGATACCTCGGCTACCTAAAAGGTTCCGATGCTTAACTACCTTGATCAAACCTTACATAAAGTTTAATTCTCCGTCCTAGTTTTGCGGCAATTCCTAGCTGTTGACCCGTCGGGGACTCAAACACATTTAACTGTCTCACAAGTCCGATTCTGCCATTAATTGTTACCTGTAATTCTCCTGTACTCATGATCGGGAACGGGTAATCTTTAGGCTTTACCAATCTTCCCTCAAAATATTCACAATCGAGATAACTACCTTCTTGTACTTCTGCCACAGGCGGTTTTGACTGATGCAACCAACAAGCAATTACTACAGACTCTATAGAAGATGCTCGCATAACTGGATTACCAACGGCATCGGTAGTCATGGTAGAGCCTGTAGCCACAGAAAAGGATAGAGAAGCATTAGCCTTAATTGTGGGATTTTCTAGAAACTTTCCCGCAACTCCAATAGCACTGTCGAACATTTGTATTAATATAAATTTTTCTAATCTTAGTGTATCAAAATTATCTTGACAATTCAAGTAAGAAGCCATATAGTTTAATTATGGAAATTTCGGAAGCAAGTACATGAGTATCAAACAATTTCAAATAGAGTTTAGTGGGAAAAGCTCAGAACGTCTTGAAGAAATATCTCAGCAGTTGAATTTATCAGAGCCTGAAATTATTCGCAAAGGATTAAAGTTTATGGCTTTATACGCTAAATCTCAGGCAGAAAAAGATACTCGGTTAATACTTGAAAAAAAATGGCGATCAAAAAGAGATAATTATCTAAAGGAGGTACATCATGGACAAATCCAAGCTTCATAAAACCTCGTTATCTCTTGGAGTAAAAATGGGAACCACATTAAGTTATGCAGTTTTTTGTAACTACTGTGGTTTTGAAATTCAAGAATGTCCAGACATTAAAAGCCTTGAACTGCTAAAAAATGTTATACAGGAAATTGTCGAGGTTAATCCGATAAAAAAATACACGCAAGCAAACTGGAAAAATTGGATAAAAACCAGTCAATTAATTATTCCAAATTTTAATGACGTATGGGAGGAATTAAAGAAAATTAGGCAAAACTATTTCAGAAAAACAATACAAGAAATGTGGCAAAAAATGAACGACTTTGATTACAGTCAATATGAATATGATATATACGAAAAACGATGGGACGAGAAAGCGTGGGATGAATTTCAGAAATCATGGGGAAAAGATTGCAGAGAAAGACAAAGAAAACTGGCTAGAGAACTAGCCCACACTAACGACCTGTGGGAAGTTTTAGCAAAGACAAAGCAAAAATCACCTAGTTTTGATAATTTTAGGAAGGAGTTAGGCAATGGAAGATAGAATTAAAGCTAGACTTGCTTTTGTAGAAAAAACCAAAAAAGACTTAACAGAATTAAGAAGTCGAATTTTGGGGGAACGAATGTCAAAAAAACAATATTATCAAGATAAAGTTAATGATGCTATTAGCATTAAAAACACTGTTTCTTTTTTTAACAAACATTCTGATAGAATAAAAGAAAAATTTGGCAACCCTGATTTTGAAGCTTTATTCGATAAAAGGTTACGCATGAAAATCACTTGTTTTGACAATTTTTGGGAGGAATTAGACAATGGAAGATAAATTCACGCTAGAAGATTACATCTATGTTCCCATTGAACCAGAAATGGTAAAAAGCTACTCAAACATCACGGGAAAGACCGAGAACCTTCTGACGAATTTAACAGCTTTTATTGTTGCTTAAAACAAACATTGAAAGACTTTGACAATAGATTTAGTCCTCAAAAAGAAGAGTCTGAATTTTAACTTAGGAGTAATCATGTCTCAACCTATCGAACTTTCTTTAGAACAGCAGTTCAATATTCGTTCTTTTCAGATTCAGGTAGAAAAAATGAGTCAGGAGCAAGCGCAGGATTTCCTGATCAAGCTTTACGAACAAATGATGGTCAGAGAAAATATGTACAAAGCTTTTCTTAAACATCAATGGGGATTAAGTGATAATCCGTGGCAAAAAACAAAGTAATACTACAGTGCCAGTTATCGGTTATCGGATCAATATACACTAACCCAAAAAACCAATGAGAACCATCTGGAAGTACCCTATAGATTCAACTCCTTGTTGCGAGATTGAAATGCCTTTAAACGCAGAGATATTATGCGTTCAGTTGCAGAATAATATTCCTACACTTTGGGCATTAGTAGAAACAGAAGAACCTAAGAGGATTTTTGATACTTTGACTTACTATACTGGCTCCTATTGGATTGATAAAAAGGACAATACATTGGAACTTATCAACTAGCTGGATTGGTACATCATGTATTTGTTAGACCTCATCCTGCATCTCCTCCGATGAACCTTTCGTACATTTGTTAAAGTTTCTGATCGCATCCCTAATATTTGCCCTTCGTAAAAAATTCTCAAATAAAGAAGGACTTATGGCTATTGCAGAAATTGACAAAAGAATATTGATTCTTTTTCAAAAAGTAAGAGAATTGCTTGCCAATGAAAAAGAATCAATCAAAAAAACATTAGCAGAAATAAAATCTCTTGAACAAAGTAGAGGTAAAATCAATTATGACTCTTGAAGAAATCAACGCAAAACTGGACTTGCTTCTAGAAGAAATAGAAAACTGGAAACCTAAATCTGATTTATATCTTAAAGAAATAAAAGCCTGGAAGCAACCAAATCTTAAAGAAAAAGGAAACCCCAATGTTTAATGCAATCTACAAACCGAATCAGTTGATTTTAGGCAGTGGCTATATTGCTATCTGTACAGGATGGACTCCTGCTAAGTCAGTAGCCGCAAAACTCGATCCTTCCGATTATGCCGTAATTGGTAATCTTTATAGCGCATCAAGGGGAATTAACTTTTTGGTTCGCAATTTGTTGGCTAATCCCCACGTTTGCGATCTTGTTGTAATGGATTCAACTCGTGAAGACAAAAATTCTGGTAGTGTTCAATGCTTGAAAGATTTCTTCGAGAATGGAGTTTATAAAGGAAAAAATGATGTAGGGAAAGAGTGTTGGGTAATTGATTCTTTAGTGAAAGGATATATTGATATAGATATTCCTTTAGAAGTTTTAAATCAATTACGGTCTTCTGTTACTTTAAGAGATAATCTCACAACTTACGCAATTCTGATGTTGAGGCTATCAGTTTATGGTGCTAATAAACCGTGGGCAGAACCAATGGTTTTTCCCTACAATGAACCTACATCAGAAGTAAAACCCGGACCACGATATGGTCATCGGATTGAAGGTAAAACCATTGCTGAAACTTGGATAAAAATATTGCAAAGAATCAAAACTACTGGCACTATCAGGCCTACTGGCTATGACGGTAAATGGCAAGAATTAATCGATTTAATGGCGATAGTTACCGACGAACCAGAAGACTTTTATTTTCCAGAACCTAATTACTTGCCTTTAGATAGAGAATATCTAAAGAACTATATCCCACAAATACTTGATGATGCCAATTATCAGGAAAGAGTTAAATATACCTACGGTCAAAGATTGCGATCTTGGTTTGGTCAGGATCAGATTAAAGCAGTTATCACAAAATTAATCAAAGAAATTGACTCTGCTAGTGCCGTTATGTCTTTGTGGGATAGCGGAAGTGGAAACTATCAAATACTTGCCGAACATGATAGTTGGCGTGGACACGATCATAATACAATCGCGCGAGGAGAAAGAAAAGGGGGTGACTCAGATCATAATCACGGCGGTTCACCTTGCCTTAATCACATCTGGGTAAGAGTAGTAGATAATGAACTGTCTTTAACAGCTACCTTTAGAAGTAATGATATGTTTTCCGCTTGGCCGGCTAATGCAATGGGATTACGGGCTTTACAGCGTCATATCAGAGATGAAATTGCTAGTCAATCTGAGTACGATTTAACAATGGGTCCACTGATTACCATTAGTCAATCAGCCCATATTTACGATGACTGTTGGGAAACCGTAGAACAATTACTTGCTAATCAATACCAATCAATTATTAGTCAAGAGTTTCGAGGCTACAGTGACCCTGCTGGTAACTTCTTAGTAGAAACAGATGGCAATAATATCACAGTCAGTCAGCTAACCCCTAACGGTGAATTTGTGGGAAATTGGGAAGGTAAGAATCCTTTGAAGCTAATCCGTCAAATAATTGCCGATTGTCCCAGTATTCAACCTTTTCATATCGGCTACCTAGCTAGAGAAATTGAACGGGCATCTCAACTAAAAACAAATTACACTCAGGATAAATAAATGTCAATACAAATCATCCCAAAAGGACAATCCCTTCCCGACGGCACTTATCTGTATAAATGCCCTTGCTATGCTAATCCTTGTAAATTGTGTTTTGACGGCAATGAGACTGCTATAATTAACTCTTTAAAGACAGCAAAAGGACAACAATATTATGGCAACTTAAAAGCTTATTTGGCTATAAAAGGACAGATCATTATATCTACTGCAAAGTCAATAAAAGAAAAAAATAACGGCAAATTTACAATGATTAATATTACAGAATTAGCTGATACTCTAGGGTTTCCTAGAACACGAATTAAACCTTTAATAGAATATTTAGAAGAGTGTGGCTTTATAAAAGCTGGAACTTATGATAGACTGAGAATATCAATCAATTGGCAACCGACAAAGATGTAATTACTTCAAATTAAATTACATGGTAAACGGGAAAGAACCGAATGGAAAGGAGTGTTTAATTAAAATAAAATGGAAATAAAGGAATTAAAGCAATTTTGCTGTGATAGAATTGCTAACGGACATAAAACTATCACTCTAGAAACAGAATCAACTCGATTGCTAGTAAGTCACGGGCCTATTGGAGAACTACTGTGTATTAATAAACGAGGCAAGCACGTTGTTTTGTATGATGCTTTAAAAGTTTTACAGTTTCTAGATAAGCTTGAAAATCAAGAAATAAAATCAAAAATTAGGAGTAAATAAATGACTAAAAAAGATTTCCCAACACTAGCAGTTCTAAGTATTACTAGCGGGCGATTACTGACACAACCAAAAGACGCAAGCGAAGGTAACGGCTTTGATCAGATATACGAAGTATTAGAATGGATGACTGACGATTTGCTAAATCGTCCCAATTGGTGCGATTTGGCAGAAGAGTGTAAGCAGTGGATTTATCAATGGCATCCTGAGATTATCGAGGCAGACAAATGGATAGAAAACAAATTGATAGAAAAATGCGAAGCTGAGGACGTGAAAGCTTGCCAAACTGCAATGCTTGCAAAGTTTGGTGAGACGATCACGTTACAGAAAATTCCACAAGGCTATCACAATTTTAAAAATCTGTAGGAGTAAATAAATGATTAACGTAATTCAAAGAAGTGGAGAAACTCGTCCTTTAGACATCACTAAAATTCGACGAGTAGTTGAATGGGCGTGTGAAGGGTTAGAAGTAAATCCCCTCGCTTTAGAATCAGGATTAACTTCTCGATTACGAGATGGGATTACCACTAGAGAAATTCAAGAAAATTTAATCAATGTAGCTACACAATTGTTTTGTGTGGAAAAAACCGATTGGAAGTATGTAGCTGGAAGACTTCACATCTGGGGAT